TACCAGCCCCACAAGCCTACGCTAGAATCACTAACTTCTTTGGCACTAAAGACCAAATTCAAGTCCAAGTCGCTATTCATTATGATGAGTCGGCAAGGCATGGCAACATGGCTACAGTCAAAGAAAACGCACACTATATCAATATGGAAGATTTAAAGGGTGACTTAATCCCTGCTATCTACGAGGTTCTAAAGACTTTTAGTGATTACGAAGGCGCAGAGGACTGCTGATGGCTTTTGCAGACCAATATGTTGTATATGGATATTGGGATACAGGATATTGTGTAGGTGATGTAACCGCTACAGAGGCAAATGGATCTATTAATTGTGTAGCCTCTGTTACTGTACTTGGAAGTAAAGTTCAATCTGCTAACGCTAGTATTACAGCAAATGCAACCATAGATATTATTAGTACAAGAGTACGAGATTTTAGTGGTTCTATATCTGCTAGTGCAACAATAACAGCAAATGCAATTAGACAAAGACTAGCAAACTGTGAAATTCTATGTGTAACGACAGTTAGTACACTTGGTAATGTAGACTTTTCTGGCAACGCTAGTGTTAACGCATTGGCTAACATAGCGTGTTATGCAAACGCAGTATTTTCTGCTTTAGGATCTGTTTCTAGCACTTCTACAGTAAGTTGCCTGGGCAGAATATTAGGCGATAATTGGACAGGCGAGACAGCAGGAACAGAGGCTTGGACAGGTATAGCACCTAGTACGACAGTTTGGACAGTATCATCGGTAGGCTCAGAGCCTTGGACAGGAACAACACCAACATCGACTACTTGGACTACAAGTTCTGGTAGTAATAATTCATGGGTAAATAATTAATGGCAATCAGCAGAATAACATTCGGAGAATGGACACCAGATCAGCCAGGCATTACTAATGGTCTTAGGAGAGCAGAGAATGTTTACTCTAAAGCAGTAGGCTATGGTGCTTTGCCTACAGTAGTAGATTACTCGGCTGCAGCATCTGAGAACCTAACTAATGTGGTAGCAGGAAAAACAACGGCAGGAGCTACAACTGTATTTGCTGGTGGCTCTACAAAACTATTTAAGTTAGATTCTGGCGATTTGTCTTTAGACAATGTGTCAAAATCTGGCAACTATACGACACCTACAGATCAACGATGGAAGTTTACGCAATTTGGTAATGTCATTGTTGCAGCTAATGGATTTGATAGATTACAAGGATATAACCTAAATACTTCTACATTGTTTGATAACTTAGCAGCAGATGCACCAGAAGCACGATATGTAACAGTAGTGCGAGACTTTGTAGTATCAGGCTATCAGTCTAGTTATCCAAACAGGGTTCAATGGTCAGCATTGGGAGATGAGTCTAGTTGGACAGCTTCCGCTACGACCCAAGCAGATTTTCAAGATATTCCCGATGGTGGCTCTGTAGTCGGTGTTACAGGCGGTGAATTTGGTCTAGTCTTTATGGATCGAGCAATTCATCGTATGTCTTATGTTGGCAGTCCTCTTATATTTCAGTTCGACAACATTAGTCGTAACTTAGGATGTTATGAGGCTAACTCGATTATTCAGTATGGTGGAACATCGTTCTTTTTAGGAGATGATGGATTCTATGCTTGTGATGGTCAAAATGTAGTGCCAATCGGTAGTGAAAAAGTAAACCGATTCTTTTTTGATAATGTAGATGAAGGCACTTTGTACCTTATGTCGGCAGCAGTAGATCCCATTAAGAAACTTATTATTTGGGCATACGCATCTAATAGTTCTTCTACACCTGATAGCTTGTTAATCTACAACTATCAAACACAGCGTTGGACAAGTGGTACGACTACTGTAGATAGAATTGCATCTACTTCTACCCCTGCCGTTACTTTAGAAGGCATGGATGTCTATGGAAACCTAGACACCATTTTGACCAGCTTTGATAGCCGACTTTGGCTTGGTGGCAGACTGCTGTTAGCTGGTGTGGATGGTGCAAAAATTGTTACCTTCTCTGGTGCTAACGCTACAGCGTACCTAGAAACAGGGGATATAGAAGTGCCAGGATCTACTTCCTCTATCACAATGGTTAAACCTATCGTAGATGATGGATCTGGAAACGTGGCATTGCTATCTCGTAGGCTTTTAACAGAGTCCACAGTATTTGGATCACAAACAGCAGCAGATGCCGAAAATAGAGTGTCTGTGCGTGGTGTTGGTCGCTATCATCGTCTACAATTAACCCCTACAGGTAGTTGGACATCCGCAGTCGGAATGGACATAGATTTAAGCCCTCTAGGAACTAGATAATGTTTAGAGCATTACCCCCATTTGGTAGCGATCCTCGTGGAGTAGCAGAGGTAGTCAATGGGATTATGAATGGCAAGACTAACAATACAGGGTCGGTAACTCTAGCGACAGGCGGTTCATCTACTACAACAATTACAGATGCTCGTATTGGTGTAGATTCTGTCATTCTGTTGATGGCTACAGACGATATATCAGCTACATCGTATTACCCTTATTTAGCGGTACAAGACGATACAGACCAAGCTGCGACAACAACTACAGCAGCCAATATTATGTCGTTTAGCACTACAGACTATGCTTTAGGTGCAAGTCTAGTAACTAGTACGAAACTAACAGCAGGTTACTCTGGACTCTACAACATTCAGTTTAGTGTGCAGTTTAAAAACACAGTTAATGATCCTGAGTTTGTAGATGTATGGTTTAGAAAAAATGGTACTAATGTAGCAGCATCAAACAGTAAATTTGGTATCTCACAAAGAAAAAGTGCAGGCGTTCCAAGTCATATGATTGGCTCATTAAACTTTTTTATTGGTTTAGAGAAAAACGATTATGTAGAGTTAGTTTGGAGACCATCTGATATTGGTGTAACGATTGAGCATTTTGGTACAGATACTTCACCTACTAGACCAGCAACACCAAGCATCATAGCCACCATGAGTTATCTATCATCGAATGGCTATACCAGTAATCTTTTTACAATGCCTTATATATCAGCAGTAACCAACGGAAGTGCCACTATTAGCCATCCAGCTAACACAGTATCAGGCATGACTTATAAATACATCATCGTAGGATAAAACTATGGCAACAACTACTACAAGCTCGCAAATTGATCCAGCGTTACTACCTTTCCTTACCCAAGGTTTGCAAAGGGCGCAGAGTCTATTCTTAACAGGACAGCAACCTGAGTTCTTTCCTGGTCAGACCTATGTAAGCCCATCGGCTGCGACTACTGAGTCGATTGCCCAACAGGAAGCTATTGCTCGCCAACAGTCTCCTGTTCTACAACAGGCTCAACAGGCTTATCAAACATCTTTAGGTCAAGTCGGACAGACTGCTGCTGGTGGATTCTTAAATGCAAATCCCTATCAACAAGCGATGATGGAGGCAGCTACTCGCCCACTAACCCAACAATTTAGCCAAGCAGTATTGCCAGGCATTTCGAGCCTTTACAGTCGATCTGGTCGATTGGGTAGCGGTAGTATGGAAAGAGCCTTGGGAACTGCTACAGAGGCTTATGGGCGGTCTCTAGGGGATATTACATCCAATATCGCAGGCACACAGTATCAACAGGAAAGAGGGCTACAGCAACAGGCTCAATTGCAACAAGCTCAGTTGGCTGGTCTAGCACCACAGTTTTATGGTCAACAGTTCCTTCCATCGCAGACATTAGCTCAAGTGGGCGCGCAACAAGAAGCAATCGCTGCACAACCTCTACAAGAGCAATTGGCTCGTTATCAGTTTGGACAAAGACTTCCATACGAACAATTATCAGGGTATCTATCATCGGTCTATGGCACTCCATTAGGAAGCTATGGCACACAAACAACTACTGCACCTACCTACCAAAATCGTGGAGCAGGTGTGCTTGGCGGTGGTATAGCTGGCGGTCTAGGCGGTTACGCATTAGGTCAAGCGTTCCCACAAATCGGTGGTACTTATGGCGCATTAGGCGGTGCAGCACTCGGTGGATTATTAGGCGGTGGATTCTTCTAATTGCTTGTAAGACGATATAGCCCTCAACAAATACAGGCTGAATGGTCTGTAATAGAGGGTTATATTGAGAAGGCAATAGAGCAGAGTGGATGTGATGAGTACGATTCTCAGGATCTTAAAAAATCCTTAGAAAGTGGATTACTAGATTTGTTTGTAGGTGTTGAAAAAGATAAAATACAAGGTGTCATCGTTATATCTTTTGTTCAATATCCGAAACAAAAAGTGGCTTTTATCTGCGCTTATGGTGGTAAGTTTGTAACTAACAAAGAGGCATACAAGCAACTATGTTTATTGTTTAAAGCATTTGGAGCAACAAAAGTTCAAGGATATGTCAGAAACTCTGTTGCACGACTAACAAAACGACTTGGATTTGTAGAAAAACAAATATTGGTGGAACATAAATTATGAGATTCAACAACAGAGCCTGTGCATTGATGGAGATTCCTGATTTACCACAAGGTGCTTTTGAGCATTGTGGAGATGGCAAGATCAAGCCTCAAGGCGGTGGCGGCGGTGGTGGAGATATTTTTTCTCCGATTACAGATCCAATCTCATCTGCTCTTGGAACGGATGGTGGCGGCGGTGGTATCTTGGGAGCAGCAGAAGATTTAGTTCAAGGAACTGGTAGTGCATTGGCAGAAGTAGATAAATTTGTAGGCAGAGAAATACCTGGTGGATGGGTAACTCCAGCACTTATTACAGCAGCAATAGCAGCACCATATGCAGCACCTTACTTAGCAGGAGAAGGTGCAGGAGCAGCAGCATTTACTGGAGCAACAGAAACAGGTCTTGCTACTCTTGCAGGAGAAGCTGCTGTAGCAGATACAGTAGGTGCTACGCTTTTATCAGAAGCAGCAACTGCTGCAGCAGCAGATGCAGTAGCCGAGGCAGCAGCAGCAGAAGTTTTTGGTCAAGCGTTGCCATACACAGAAGCATTTGATGCAGTACAACTTTCAAAACAAGGTTTAACGCCTAGTCAAATTGGAACTACTTTAAGTACATCTGGCGTTGATCCTGCCATTGGGCAATACATGGGTGAATTAGCAAGCCAAGGATTAAGTCCAGAAGCAATTGCAGAAGAAATAGCAGGTTTAAAATTTGCAGATCCATCGCAATACATTTCACAAGATGTTATGCAACAAGCTAGAAGTGGTGCATCCATATATCAAGGTGTGCCAAGTGGTGTTACTCCTGGACAAGTTCTACAAGGATTAAGAGTAGCAAGTGGATTACTAGGTGGTAGACAACAACCACAACAACAAATACCACAAATGCAGATGGGCGGTAGAACACAGATGCCACAGGGCAATGTTGATTACTCAGGTTTATACAATTTACTAGCTCTACAAAGAGCAAGAAATCCAAATTCTTTATTAGGATAAATTATGGCAATTGATCTATCAGCTTTATTCGGTCAGCAACCAGACTACTCTCAGTTAATTAGTCCTGCCGAACAACAACGATTACAGTCCAACGCAGGACAACAAGCCTTGTTAAATTCTGCTATTGCTTTGTTAGCACAATCTGGCAGAACAAGAGAGCCTATCAGCACAGGACAGTTATTTGGTAGCGCATTAGGCGCAGGCATGGAAGGCTATAACCAATCGTTTGACAGAACGCTAAAGCAGATGGTTACAGGTATGCAGTTGGGCGAGTACAAGAAAAAGCAAGATGCTCAGAAAAGGATGCAAGAGGCTATTCAAGGTGCTACAAGAGAAGTTCCTCAGTTTGGTCTTGTTCCTACAGAAACAGGTGAAATGCCTACTGCCGAAACAATGTCAGCATTAACAATGCCTATCGCACCAAAACGGACTCTTGATCTTGCTAAGTTGCAAGAGGCTATTATTCCAGAAGCAATAATGCAAGATCCACTAAAGTTTCTTGAATATCAAGCAACAATAGCAAAATCAGGACAAAAACAATTTAAGCAAATTGATCTTGGTAATGCTATTGCGTTTATGGATGACAATCTTAATATTGTTAAACAGATTCCAAAACAAAAAGAAGGAAAAGAAGTAGATACATTTGGTAGAGAAAATACATTAAGAAGTCAGTATTTAGACAAAACTAAAGACTATACAGGTATCGCACAAGCATTTGCAAAGGTAGAATCAGCAGCAAAAGATCCATCGGCAGCAGGCGACCTTTCTTTAATCTTTGGATACATGAAGATTCTAGATCCAGCATCTGTTGTTCGTGAAACTGAGTTTGCTAATGCTCAAAATGCTGCTGGTGTTCCAGATCAAATTAGAAATATGTATAACAGAGCATTAAGAGGCGAAAGACTTGGGGAAGCTCAACGAGATGATTTTGTTAATTCTGCTAAAAAGTTAGTTGTAAGTCAAAAAGGACAACTAGATAACCTTAATAAACAATACACAGATATTGCAACATCTTATCAATTAGACCCAACAAAGATTATTGTTGATCCATTTAAAACATTAGATTTAACATTAAAACCATCTGATAAAAAACCAAAACCATCTGCAAGAGAGCAATTAGGCATTCCTCAATTGCCAGCAGGTGTTATTGTTAGACAAAAAGGATAACTATGCCTATTTATGATGTAGAGATTCCTGGCAGAGGTAAGTTTGAGGTAGAGTCAGCACAAGAATTGACTCCAGTTCAAGCGTATCAATATGCTTTAAGTCAATCAGAACAAAAAATGGCTTCTGAGGTTTCTGCGCCTAAAACTGGTGGTTTAAGAGGTGCAAGAGATACATTAGATTCTTTAGCTCAAATGCTACCAAGAACTTTGGCTATGGCTACATCTTTAGGTGGAACTGTAGAAAATGATGTAAGTAAGTTTTTTACAGAAGAAGCTAAAAAAGTAGATGCATTAAACAAGGCTGTAGAACAAAAGTATCAACAAGAAAGAGCAGCAAGAGGCGAAGAAGGCACAGACTTTATGCGAGTGCTTGGTAATATTGCATCTACTATTGTTCCGGCAGCAGCAGCACCATCTTTGGTCGCAAGAACATCGCAAGCTCTTACTAGCGTTCCACAGTTAGTTTCTACAGGTCAAGCAATTGGTAGAGTAGCAGCAACTCCTGTTGGTCAGGCTGCCATTGGTGGAGCAGCAGCAGGCGCATTAGAGCCTGTATTAGATACAGAACAGTTTGCTACAGAAAAACTAAAACAAGTTGGTCTTGGCGCAGTAACAGGCGCAGGAACTCAAAAAGTATTATCTGGATTAGGTCGTGTGTTATCACCACAAACATCTGCCGAAGCTAGAAAACTAGCAGAACAAGGTGTTCAACTTACACCAGGACAGATACTAGGTGGCACAGCCAAAAAGCTAGAAGAAGCAGCCAAGAGTATTCCTTTTGCTGGTGATATTGTTACAGCAGCAGAAAAGCGGTCTATAGAAACATTTAACAAGGCTGTTATAAACGAAACACTAGAGCCATTAGGTAAGAAAGTTCCAAAGTCTTTGTTTGGCAGAGAAGCAATTACATTCGCTGATGATGCCATTTCTAACGCTTATAATAAGGTTTTAAGTAAAGTTAAAGTTTCTGCTGACAATACATTATTAGATGATTTAGCTGCTATTACATCAGATGCAAGTAATATATTGCCAACAGACAGGGCAAATCAATTAGCAAAAATTGTAGATGACAAGATCCTTAACAGAATGAAGTCTGGTGAAATTACAGGAACAGCATGGAAGTCTATTGACTCCGATCTTGGTCGATTGGCTAAGAACTTCCTTACATCATCCGATGGAGATCAAAGACTTTTAGGGTCTGCTATTAAAGAATCTCAGTTAAGTATTCGCAATCTATTAGCTAGGGTAAACCCTCAGTATGCAGAACAAATAAATAAAGCTAATCAATCTTTTGCAAAGTTCTTGCGAGTAGAAAGAGCAGCAAGTGGTGTTGGCGCACAAGAAGGCGTATTTAGCCCTGCACAATTATTGTCTGCTACAAAAGCATTAGATGAATCAATTAGAAAAGGCGCATTTGCTAGAGGTGAGGCTGGTATGCAACAAACAGCCGAGGCAGCCAAAAAAGTAATGGGTGCTAATTTGCCTGATAGTGGAACAGCCTATCGTGGCATGACAGGTCTTGGGGTATTGGGTGCTGGATACATAGAGCCTACTGCATTACTAGCCCCTATTGCTGTTGGTGCTGCATATACTCAACCGGCACAAGCTGCACTAAGAGCGTTATTGATGCAAAGACCAGAGTTAGCTAGAACTTTAGGAACTCAATTACAACAAGTATCACCTGTATTAGCTCCTGCTGGAACAGCAGGATTATTAGGACAGTAAAAGGAAAATCATGGCATATACAAAGTATTCTCTAACCCCTGCTA